CGGGGGGGGCCCCCCCCTGGTGGGGGTGGGGCCTCTCAGCTGCTACGGATGCACACGTGACGGGAAGGACGCCATGAGGCCGGACGCGCCCTTATCGAGCGCCGTCCGCGCCTGTCCCTCGTTGGTGATGATGTGCGCGATCGTCGGCTTCCCAGTCGCATTGATGCGATTCCACACGTCCGCGCTCGCGGACCATTCCATGCCGATGATGTCCCAGCTGCCGAGGTCCGCCGCGGGGACTTCGGCAGGGTAAAGCATCGCCATAGTGCGGTATCCGCGCGCTTTCGCGCGAGCCGCGCTCGTGCCCTTGGCAAAGATTTTCCAGATCACGCGACGCTCGGGATGCCCGCCGAAAGCCGTGTCGAGGTACTCGAAGAGCTGCTCCTCAGCCTGCAAGTCAGCAGCGTTCCGCTGATCCTCAGAGGACGTCGTCTTATGATCGATTGCCAGGACAACGTCATCGGGGATCTGATCGACGATGTCCCGAAGCCGCATAAACGGCCCCGTGCCCTGCTGGAGAGTCCGCAGCGTGCTCCACGGCGTGGACCAGATCGGCAAGTCTGTGCCCGGGACCGTGCGAGTCGTTTTCCAGTCGTGGATCGCGATGAACTCTGCGGGCTCGCCGTTTGGTCCCTTCGCGGAGAGGCGGACTGAGATCTCCAGGGCCTTGAAGCCCGCGCGCAGCGAGGCATCGAGACCCCGCTGCGTGAATTCCGGATACTCTGTTCCGCCCATCCTATGGGCGATATAAAAGGGCTTCTGCTTGAGGAATTGCTCGACGACATCCGTCGAGGCCGGCGTGACCGGAGTCGTCGCCTCACGTCGCTGCAGGAGAAGATCCCCTCCATCGCGCCGTCGGCGGCGCACGACCCCTGGCACATCCCCGCCGTCACGTCGACGGCGATAAATGGTCAGCTCAGCCACGGGCGACCACCTGGACACCGATGCCGTTCGAGCCCTGCACGTTCGGGTAGGTCACTACCAGATCAGCAGGCGACGCGGCGGTTCGCTTCGCGAGCGTCACCGTCTGATAATTCAGACCATCCTGAGCCGCGAATTCCAGCTTCTCCCAGCCTTCCGAGACCGTGACCTGCTCAGACGACTCGCCCGCGCTCGTGCGCTCGAACGTAAAGCCGAGCGCGAGACCAGCACCCGCGAGCGCGGGCGCCGTGCAGGTCTTGGTCTCGACCGGCTCGGCCTGTCGCTTTTTGACGGTGCCGGCCTCGATGCGGGAGGATCCGCGCACGGCTGCTGCGGCCCATCCGATCTCGGCGTTCTGAGACATCGTGATCGTGATCGTGGGTGCCCAGGGGCCGGTGATGATGGTCGCACTCATCGTTCCAACCCAGTACGGATCGACGAGCGTCGTCCAGCCCTGGGGGAGGTTGGCGGTCGCGCGACCTCCTTGAGCCTTCTCGTTGATGCCCAGGATCACCTTGTCGCCTGCCTTGCCATCGAGTTTGACGGTGATGGTCTGGCCGACAACGGAGCCCGAGGCGTGTGCAACGACGGTGGGGCCGGCGGCGGGCGCGGGGCCTGGCGTCGGGGTCGGCGGCTGCGCGGGCGACGCTGCGGCGGCGAGGAAGTACAGCGCGCCGTCGGGCAGGCGCTGTGCTTCGGCCTCGGTGGCGACAACGGTGATGCCGACGCCTGTGAGCGCGGACTGCAGCTCAGCCTTGGTGGCGAGTCCGGTCAGGTCGGATGCGTGCGCTACGCCTGCGACGTCGCCCTTCGTCGCGTAGCCGGACAGCTCGGCCTTGGTGGCGAGGCCCGTCAGGTCGGAGCGCTTGACGACTCCGACGACCTCGTCCTTCGTCGCGTAGGCCGTGAGGTCGGCGCGGGAGGCGAGGTCTGCCACCTGGCGCGCGGTCGCGTAGCCGGCCAGCTCCTCTCGGGTCGCGAGGCCCCGCAGTTCTGCCTTCTTCGCGTAGTCGGTGAGATCAACTCTGCCGCCGGCTGCGGCTGTCGCTACCTCTGACTTCGTCGCGTATCCGGACAGCTCAGCCTTGGTGGCGAGTGGTTCGACCGCTCGGGCGATCGCTTTATCGGTGCCCTGCTTGGTGTAGAGCGTCGGTCGTGAGGCCATTGCTTAGGCTCCGATCTCGAGGGTGTCTCCGTCGCCGGAGAGCTTGCCGTTCAGGGTGAGGGTGTCTCCGTCGCCGGCAATCTCGACGCTGCCCGTACCGGGGACCGGCGCGGGGGATGGTGTCGGCGACGTGGCGCCGGAGAAAATCTGCGCCAGATCGTAAGCAACCGACGGGCGCAGGGACACGGTCGCCTCGCGGAGCGTGCGACCCGGGATCGCGAGACGCAGATGCACCTGCGTCTCCGTGCGGATGTCAAGCGGGAGGACGATCTGCCCTCGCACGTCGGCCTGTCGCGCTACCGGCCCGCCCGCGAGGACAGCGAGATTCTCACCTGTCCCCGCGAGCGTGGCAACGATATAGGCCTGCGGCTCGGGAGTACCGTCAAGCCGTCCGACAGCACCCGAAATAGTCGTGGTCACTGTTCATTCATCCTCTCTTCGAGCTTGTCGAGTCGCTCGTGCAGGCGCGCGTGCGCGTCGTGTGAGTGCTCGTCGATGGTCCGCTGAGCGGCCTCTCTAGCTACGCGCTCGTCGTGGATCTCCTCCGCCATGCGACCGCCTCGTTCGTCGATCCTGCCGACGCGAGATTCGACGGCTTCGAGGCTTCGCCCGTGATTGCTGAGCGTCGTCTCGACGCGGCCCAGCTGATCGGCGAGCGTGCCGACGTGGCCTGTCAGCTCGCCGATCTGGTCCGAGACAGCGCGTACTGTCTCGATCGCATGGTCCAAGTCCTCCCTCATATTGGTCGAGTGATCGTTGGAGACCTGCGCGTCCGCCGAGAGGGCGGCAGCGCGGGCCTCCTCGACACCCTCGAGGACGTGCGCGAACTTGGCTTCGAGCCAGCGTCGCACCTGGCTCGCGACCAGTGCGACGACGCCCGTCATCGCGACGAGGATCGCGACGACGAGCGCGGCGAGTGCGTCTGCCACTTTCGGGTCAGTGAGCAGCTCAGTCACGGCTGGCCAGCTCGGCCCCGTCAACTACCCGGGTAGAAGTGACAGAAGCTGCGGCGCGGACCTCCTCGACGGATTCGCCGCCGGGAGTCACAGCTCCGACCCAGTCAATGAGGCTCGCGCCGTTGATGCGGATCGCGGAGAGCACCTGGAATACCGACCAGGCGATACCGAGGAAAATGCCGGCCTGGGCGATGAGCAGCCGCCAGGTCGCCGGATAGGTGCCTGACACCCAGACGGCGAGTGAGACGATGCCCGCGACGACGGCGAGCAGAACCTTACGCCGGGCCGTCGTCCAGTACGGGCGATCAAGCGCTGCCTGAACCATCGGCCACACCATGCCGACGACAACAGTCGTCAGGAAAGGATCCGCATGAAGCCCGAGAAGCAGATCATTCATCGTCATTCCCCCTTCTCCGCGCCCGCGAGCGCAGTGTTAATCGCGTTGTTGGTGGCCGGGCCGTAGATCTCGTCGTCGTCCACGCCGACGGCGCGCTGGAGGTTGCCGACGACGCGGTCGTGCGCTTCGTCCGAGGCATCGCCCCAGACACCGTCGGCCTCGGTACCGATCACGGACTGGACGTACTCCACACCGAAGGGGAACTGCCGGCCTCCCCAGCTAGAGGCGGCGACGACGGCATAAATGCGCTTCGTCGTGTCGGGTCCGACGATGTTGTCGGCTGTCGCGCCGACTGCCGCCTGGAGCGCCGTGACGTCGGTGTAGCCCGACGCGGTGGTCGCGTCGCCGTAAGACGGGCGGATGACGGCGCAGACGGAGTCCCAGTCTCGGGTGCGGCGCCACACGCCGCCGCCGTTGCCCTGCGAGCCCGCAGCGCCCGAGCTCGTGTTGCCTTCGATAGTCTGGATCCAGCCGCCGTAGTTGGCCTCAACGAGGCCAACATGGTCGGCGAGGCCGTCTCCGTCCCAATCGAAACAGACGAGATCGCCGGGCGCGGCCAGCGTCATCGGGGACACGAGACGGCCCTCGCGCGCGGCGGCGCTGATCCCGTAGGGGACATAGGCAAAGTCCCCACCCGGGATCATCGAGTTACCGTCGTCGTCGGTCAGGCACCACGACGCGAACATCGCGCAGAACGGGACGCCGCTCGTGCCGTAGTACGCGCCATGCTTCTTGGCGTACCAGCGGCCATACAGTGAGCCTTCCTCGGGATCGTCCCATCGCGTGTAGCCGATCTGGCTTGCGGCCCAGGCGAGGGCCTTGCTTGCGGTCATGGTCATCGGGAAACCTCCTTGTAAGGGATAAAGATCGGGGCGACGACGTCTGCCGGAGTGTCCGTCGCGGGCGTCATCGACGCCATAAGCTGCTCGATGCTCGTTTCCATGTTTTTCTCCTCAATTGGGGATAGGAAAGCCCCCGGACGGGCTTGTCCGAGGGCTCAAGGAATTGGTGGGTCAGTAGCCGACTGCAACCCAGGAGTAGGCGTGACGGCCAGCGGTCGTGACCCCCGGCAGCATCGCACGGAAGCCATTCCTGGTCATCGAGTCAAGGCAGAACTGCTGGGCATTCTTGAAGTTCCAGCCTCCCGACCCCGTCCCATACAACGGCGTGAGCGTGACAGACACGCACTCGGTCGGGAAAGGCGTCTGGAACGTTACAAAGTCAAGATATAGATTCCCGAACGCAACCTCCGTCGCCGATGTCGCGGCCCTGCCAGCCTTTATGAGGCCATTCCGCACACCGACGCTCAGGCCGCTGCCGACAGGCACGTCTCCTGTCGCCGCGAGCTCCATCTGCAGATTCGACTCACCAGCCCATCGGCGCCCATCCCACACGCGCACCGCGTTCAGATCGGTACGCCACACGTACACAGGCTGCTGCGGCGAGGCCGTGAGGCCCACGCCCGCGAGCGCGGCGACGTACTGGGAGGCGGCGGTCTCGGACGCGCACGCCTTGTAGGAGGGGATGGAGAGCGATAGGTCGAGGAGGTCTTGGCGGCGGGCCGGATCGGTGGGGGAGGGTACCTTGTGTCCGCGCTGGTCCTGGTAGCTCATTGGGCGCGCCTTTCTGCGGGTTTGACGGTGAGTGTTTCGGTGTAGTCGAGGTGTAGGGCTGCGCTTGCGCCGCCCTTGGTGATGCCGCCGTATGCAGTGCCGACGAGCGCGAGGCCAGCTCCGGCTTTGAGGGTCTTTGCTAGGGCGGTGATGTCGACCTGTGCCTGCTGCGCGTTGACGTTGATTGTCTGCGTGGCGCCTGTCGGCTGCGGCCCCGACTCTGAGTAGGACGCCGGTTGAATTACCAGCGCCCAGGGCGGGACGTGCGTCGCGGGCTGCACGGTGAGCAGCGCTCTGGTGATCGTGATCGTGCCGAGGGCTTCGAGCTGGCGACCGTAGGTGATGAGGCCTCTGAGTCTCTGCCCTGCGGGGTTGGTGCCCTGCCAGGCACCGCCGTCGCCGTAGCGCGACCAGCCACCTGTCGTCCAGGTTCCCATCCACTGCGGCGTGAGCACCGCGTGCCGGGCCACAGGCTTAGGCTCGGGCGTTTTTGGGACTGCCGGGAGCGGCCCTTCGGGGGATGGGGCAGGCCCGAGCGCATGGACGGGGCGCCCGGTGTCCGGGTCGAGGAGGACGTGCGCAGTTTTCACGCCTGACCAGTTAACGGCGGTCGCTGGGATCTGCACTCCTGCGCCGCCGTACAGGGAGACGATCAGCTGTCGCCCGCCTTCGACGAGGTCGATAATCCGCGCGATCGCCGTCGTTGATCTGTCCGACCCGTACCGGGGAGGCAGATCATCCGGCGTCGTTGAGATCAGGTCCATCACTCGGACTGTCACAGCGTTACCTCCACGTCGGTTTTCTGTGTGCCTTTGTACGTGAGGGGAACTTCGTAGGCTGTGACGAGTCCCCAGAGGGTTTTCGGCTCCGCAGCGAGGACAGGCTGCGTGACGATCTCGATAGGCTGATCGAGCGCGACGCGCGGATCCGGTGCATGCTCCACAGGGACTTTCACTTTTCGGCGGATCGACTCAGCGAGCATCGCCTCAGCGGTCTTGCGCGCCTGCTCCTGCGAGGTGATGAGCGGCGAGGAGAAGAATCGCGGGACGACACCGTAGGGGCCGTCTGTCCGCATCGGGCCGGTCGTCTGATCCGCGACCGCCTGGAACGCGGGTGCACCCTCGTCATGCCCATCCTGGCCTCGCGCAACGACGCGGTTATACACCTTGTCTCTCGAGACCTGAGAGGAGACACCGACGACGGTACCGTCCAGGTCGTCCGTGAGCCGCAACTTCGGCGGCGAGACCGGCGGCGAGACCGGCGGCGTTATGTACAGGATGCCGTCGCCGCCCTCACGGATCGATGCCGGCCATGCCTTCGCGATCTCGTACACCGCATCGATCCTCGACTCACCCCATGTCATCGAGGGACACCAACGGTCAACGAGTGCAGTGTCAATCACGACGCCCATGTGTCCGCCGACCAGGCGCCGGATCTCGGACGCGAGCGTGCCATTCCACATGGGGGAGAGCGGCGTCGTGAGCCTATCCTCCTCAAGGCGATGCATCAGCGACTTGCCCGTCACCCTCACGGTCGAGGGGCCGGGATCGACAGATGTGATGAGGAAGCGTCCGAGCTGAACGTCCCACCAGCCGCCGCCGGGGATCACCGACGCGATCGTCAGCGAGACGTGCAGCGTCTGCCCGAACGTCGCGAGCGGGTGTGAAGGGTCTGTAGGATCCCAGTCCCGCCAGTCCTCATCCTCATCCGCCGCGCCGACGCGCGGAACCGTGAGGGAGAGCGAGCCCTGCACCTGCTGGGTTGCATCCCATGCGACCGAGCCGTCCTCGACGGGCACCTCACCGAGGTACTCATCGCCGAGCCATGACTCGACCGTCGCCTGCAGCGTGTAGGCAGACGAAAGGAGGTCGTCAGGGATGCGCGCGTCTGGGCCGGTCAGGCTCATCGCTCCTCCTGCCAGATCGTCCTGTCAAAGGCTTCCCACGTGAGGCGGCGCGCGTCGAGGGCCTGCCAGGTGAGAGCGCGACCGTCGAAGTCCGTCCACGTCGATAGAGCGAGAAGTGTCGATGCCTGCGGTAGGGATGTGATCGTCCCCTTGATCGCCCAGATGCGCTCCGCGACATCGATCCGGGCTGCGCGCTCCATCGTGACACCTGTCGGCGACATGAGCGTCACCAGATCGACGTCGCACACGCCCGCCCTGCACTGCACGCAGTGCTCGGGATTGTGGAAGAGAGCTACAGGCGTCGGCGTGCCCAACAGCAGCTTGAGAGCCGGCGTATCCTTGAGATTCGTGCGCGCCGTCAGCGAGACGGTGCCCGCGCCCATCGTCGGCGCGTACACCATAACCGGCGTTCTGCGACCTGGCACCTCGTGCTCGGTGAGGCGTATCTTCATCTCACGTTGATCGGTCCCCTGCCAGAGCAGGTTCACGGGCATTTTGCCCGTCGTGTCCGTCATGAGCGAGAGGCCCTGCCAGCGGCGCACGACCGGCGTTGACTCGACCTCGACGCCGCGCGACGTCGTCAGCTTGTACCTGAATTCAGTGTTGATCGGGGCGAGCGAGTCACCGATCACCCGCTGCTCACCCGTTCCCGTCCAGACACCGGCTCGCGGTATCCACTTGAAGCCCGTCGCGGCGATTCCCTCGACGTAGCAGGCCGTGCCTGCAGGCGCGAGCGACGCCGGGATCACCAGCTGCACGCGCGGGGCCTGGCCGTCCTCGACGACTGCGACCGGCGTGCGCGTCATATCGAGTGCGCCCTCGACCTCACGCGAGGATGACAGACCCTTCGTGCCTGTCCACTGGTGAGTGATCGCGCGCTGTGTGTAGCCGACGCGCTGCTGAGGCGTGTCGCCGTCGAAGAAGGTCGCCGCGTCTGCGACAGCCTCCTCGACGGTCGCCGCGGCGACGATCATAACGTCGTCGAGATGCACCGAGCCGGGCTTGTTGTCGCGAGGCCCCGAGGTGTGGACCTCGAAGCGCACGCGCGCCTGCGTGGCGCCTGCCGGGGCGACGTGGGTCCAGGTCGGGCGATCGCCCTCCGCACTCGATGCCAGTAGCAGCGGCGCGGACGCGACCTGACTGCGACCTGCGACCGTCCACTCGACGCGGACGGCGAGGCCGATCCCCGGACTCGTGCGGACAAGGGCCGACACTGCCAGCGCCTGCCCCGCCGAGATAGGAACCACGCCCGGTGTGGCGACCTGGCCCTGCAGCTGGGCGGGCACATCGACCACCAGATAAGTTGGCGACTGTCGATCGTGCCCGCCCCACGCCGCAGGATCAGACGCGATCCGAAGCGATGAAGGGGCGTACTTCGCCCAGCCGTTCGTCCCATACGCGAACGACGGGTTCGGGCAAAGGTTGGTCCGCATCATCTGCTCCTTCCTGCGAGCTGCTTCCTACGAGCGAGAACGCTCGCGCTGATGCCCTCAACGTGCGCACGGAACTGCACGCCGTCATCGAGAACCAAATTCACCTGAGCCCCATCAAGCGAGACGCCAGCCCCCGCACCGCTGGCCGCGAGCGCGGAGACGTCGGCCCACTGTCGGGCGGTGAGGATTGCTTCGCGCTGGCCGGTTTGATTGACTGCGGCGGTGACTCCGTCGGGTAGCCAGCCGCCCCTGTCGTACTTGCGTGCGCCGCCGTACCTGCCGACGCTGGGTGATCCCCAGATCGCAGTCTTGCGGGCGCTCAGGCCGGGGCGCGGTTCCTCGATCATCTGCCCGTTGCCGGCGTAAACGGCAACGTGCCAGGCTGGCGATCCCCAGTAGAGGAGGTCGCCGGGTGTTGCCGATCCCCAGGGGACGGGTGTCGAGCCGGACTGGTATCCAGCTGCCGTGAGTCGCGGCCAGCCAAGGCCGAGCTGCTGCGCAGCCCAGTAAACGAGGCCGGAGCAGTCGAGGCCGGGCGGGATCGCCGAGCCGCCCCAGACGTAGGGGACGCCCATGAGTACGGCCTTCATGGCTGCGCCGACGAGGCCCGCGCCGCCAGCGAGTCCGGACTCGTTGACCTTCGAGGTGAACAGGGACTTGAGGCCGTCGAATAACATCGGCGGGATGCCGTATGCTGCCTGCTCCCAGAAGCTGCCGTCCTTGGGGGAGAGCAGATCGCGCGCTGGCTTGATGACCAGGTTTGCGATTGCGGCGGCTGGGTCGGTGACGATCTCTGCGACCGCCTCCGTTGTGTCCTTGATCCAGTCCAGGGCGCCGGAGAAGCCGCCCTTCACGGCGTTCCAGATGCCACCGTCAGCGAAAGCGACTTCGCCGCGGCGGCGTCCGGTCTCGCCGACGGTCGCGAGGCCGGAGCCGCGCGAGGCGTTGACTCTGTCGAGCCAGGGCTTCCCGCCGAGAGCTCGCAGGGCGTCGGGGCGGATGATTCCCTCACCGCCGGAGAGGCGCAGCGCGCCGCCCCCATCCGGGCTGTAGAAGTGATAGATGTCCTTGCCCGGAGAATATCCGGGCGTCATGGTGGAGAAAACGCCGCCGGTCGCGTAGGCCGGAATCGCCTTCACATCCGGGAGCCGGACGGAGAGGCCGACCTTCGCGGCGATCGTATCGAACGCCGCTTTAATGCCGTCCCGATAAACCGTCGTGATGACGAAGTTAATCGGGCGTGCGGCGGCGCCCTTAATCTTCTCGAAAACGCTCTCGACCGACTGGCGGAAAGACTCGAACGATTCTTTCATGCCGCCGATTGCGTTCTTAATCGCCGGAAAGACGACGTCGATCAGAACCGACGAGGCGACCTGCATCGCCGACGAAATCTGATCCCACACCGGCTTAATCACCGACTCATACAGCCACGTGAAGGTCGGGCCGAGCGTCGAGGAGATCGCGCTGCCAATCGCAGAGAAGATCGGGGACAGGATGCCCCAGACCGTCTGAATCGCAGATGAGATCCCATTCCAGGCCGTCACGACCGTTGTCCACAGCCCCTCGAAAGCTAGGCCGACGGTACCCGAGATCACCGTCACGAACAGGTCGAAAAGCGGATACAGAACGTTGTCCCAGACAGCGAGGATGAAAGTTGAGACGTTCGTCCAGACCGGCTCGACAACGTCCTGCCAGAAGGACCACAGCGCGGGCATGAGTATGTCGCGGAAGAAGCCCGCGAGCGCTTGCATTGCCGGGTAGATGACTGCCCATGCTGACTGGACTGCCGATGCGAAGCCCTCCCAGAGGGGCTTGACGACGTTCTCCCAGAGGGTTTTCAGGACGGGCCACAGCACGCGGGATACGATCGTCCAGATGCCCATGAGGGCCGGGCGGATGACGGCGGTCCAGGCGAGCGCCAGGCCCGAGCCGATCCCCTCAAACAAGGGCTGCAGCACGGTTGACCAGAAGTTCTGGAGGCCAGGCCACAGCGTGCCGCTGATCCATTCCCACGCCGCCTCAAGGGACGGCTTGATCTTGTCCGTCCACGCGGTGTACGCGATCTCGCCTACCGTGAGGAGCGCGTCCCTCAGTGTGAAGAAAAAGTCGACGAGCGCCGAGTCCTCCTCAAGCCCGAAGAGATTACCGTCGTAATCGCCGGTCGTGAGGATGCCCCACGCCGACTCGATGCCCGGGATGAGGGTGTTCTTCGTGTAATCGACGAAGCCGTCAATTATGGGCGTGACGTTGGTCGTCCAGAACTCGGCGATGCCAGCAGCGAGGGCGTTAATCGCGTTCGCGACGTCCTCGTTCGTGTTGTACAGATAGATGAGACCGGCAACGAGCGCGCCGATAGCCACGACCGCTAGACCGATGGGGTTCGCAGCCATTGCAGCGTTGAGCCCCTCCTGAACCAGCGTCGTATTTTTGATCCACTCGATCACCGTCGTGAGCACCGAGAAGCCCCAGTATGCGGCGACCGCGACGCCGATGCCCTCACCCAGGGCGACCAGTAAGTCTTTGTGTTCCTTGATCCACCCGAAGGCGTTCGAGAACATATCCGAGATCCAGCCCATCAGGTCCGTGATCGTGGGCTTCATGTAGTCGACGAGCTCTTTCACGCCGCCCATGATCGTGGCCTGGAGGTTACCGGCGGCGTTCTCGATACGGCTCGTATCGCGAGCCGCGTTCGCTGCGACCTCGTCGAAGCCAAGGCTCAGCAGAGCCTCGTTGAATTCCTGCGCCGAGATCTGGCCCTGGGCCATTGCGTCGCGGAAATTCCCGGTATATGCGCCCGCGTCGAGCAGCGCCTTCTGAATCTTCCCGGACGCGCCGGGGATCGCATTTGCGATTTGATTCCAGTCCTGCGTCGCCAACTTCCCGGCCCCGTTGACCTGCACGAGCGCCAGGCCAACTTGTTTATACGTCTCGGCAGAGCCGCCAGCGACGGCGTTCAGGTTGCCCGCCGCTTCCGCGAGCTTGTCGAAGCCCTCGACGTCGTTCGCAGCGAGCTGCGACGTGATGCCCTGAATATCCGAGAGATCGTAGACGGTCTCGTCGGCGTACCTCTGTGCGGCTGCTCCCAGCTCCTCGATCCGATCCGGATCAATCCCCGCAAACTTGAGGGTGTCCGCGAATTTCTGGGTGGCGTCGGACGCGGCGATAGCCTCGGAGACGAAACCGCCGATACCGACGGCTGCGGCCATTGCTGCCAGAGGCGCGATCGCGCTTTGCGCGAAGCCAGCCATTGAGGAGAAGCCCGAGCCCGCCTCGCGCGTGCCCCTCGCGGCCTTCTCCGCTGCCTGCGCTGCCTCGTCAAGGTCGCGCGTCGCCGACTCGATAGGGCCGCGACTGCGGCCAGCCTCGGCGCCCATCGTCGTGAAGCTGCGGCCCGCGCCCTCCGCAGCTTTCTGCATGCCGCCCGTCGAGGCCTGCATGCTCCTCGTCATCTTGTCGACGCTGGCCTTCGCCTCAGTGGCGGCAGCGTCGATAGGCTGACTGATGGACTTCGCGACCTGGGCGCCGCTGGAACCTACGCCAGAGCGCAGGCCGTTCGCAAAGTCTTTACCCGCGTTCTGCCCGATGTTGGGCAGCTGGGCCTTTGCGTCTGCCTCGACGGTCTTGAAGAAGCCCTTCATGCTGGGTACGACGTCGACGTACAGTGTGCCCGCCTTGTAGACTCCAGCCATTCCGGGGTTCCTCTCTGCAGTTATTCTTCGGTGTCCTCCCAGTGGGGGAGGAGAGCCCTCATCGCTTCATCTCGGAAGCCATGAAGGCGGTCGGTGCGCACGTCCTCGAGTGCCAGCTCGACCGCCGAGACTGGGCGCGGGTACGGCTCTTTACCGCCAAAAGCTGCGGACACCAGATCAAAGATGTCCTGTAAGAGCCGCACGACTGGCGTCTGCTCACGCATCCGCGCCTCGGTATCGTCGGCGGTCGCTTCGGTCTCTGCGACGGTCTTTGCGATCTCCTCGAAACGCTCAGGATCGTTGAGAATCGCGACTGTCGTCCTGCTCGTCGACGCGAGGCCGTCGATGAGCGTGAGGAGGAAGCGCCAGCGGCGGGCGCGGAACAGGGCCGGCGCATCCCAGCCCTGCTCCGCTAGATCGGAGACGATCTGCCCCTCGTACCGACTCAGTCGGTCGTAGAGGCGTTGCCTTCCCCCGCGTCGCCCAGCATGCCCTGATAATGCTCGGAAGCCTGACGAATCAGGATACCGAGCTGCCTCATGTTGAGCTTGCTGAGGAGCAGGTCCGCATCCTCAGCGGTGAGCCAGGTGCGGATCATCTGCGTCGGAGCCTTCGAGGACTCCATCGCGGCCATGAACTTCTCAGCGGCCTCGGGCGTGAGGCTCAGCGGATCTGGGAACGCGATGACCTTGTTCCCAATGCCGAAGGTGAACGGCGTCGGGGCTGCGGACTTCTCCAGCTTCGAGAGAGCGTTGAACGTGAGGGTGGGCTGTGCCTGGTCAGACATGTTGATCTCCTTATTTGTCTGTCGATTGATTACTTGTTGAAGGTGGGAGGCGCGGGCAGCGTCGGCTTCTCGTCGCCGTCCTTCGAGTCGTCGACGACCTCCCAGCCCTGAGAGATGAGCTGGTTCTGCTCGACGGCCGCGTCGGTCTCGCGCTCCAGCTCGATCTCGTCGCCGGCGTCGGTCTTGACAGTCTTGATGAACTTCATCCGGGTTCCTATCCGTGAGGCTGATCTCCGTGCGTGAGGTGTGGACGGGCGGGCCGGAGGGAGATCAACCCCGGCCCGCCCGAGATCGAGAGCAGACTAGTTGGCCTGCTCGAAGCCGATCGCGTCGCGGTGACGGATCGCGCCGCTGCCGCCGATGTAGTGACGGCACGAGGTGCCCGCCGTCTCGTCCATGAACGCCGCGAATTCCAGGTCGAACTGCATCGCGTCGCTGGCTGCCCACTTCTCATCGGGCAGCGAGGAGAGCTTGACTCGCGGGTAGCAGCGACCGATGATCCACTCATCGGCTGCGGGACCATCTGCCATGACCATGAGCAGACGGTATTCAGCGAGAGCGGGGGTCGCGGCCTCGTCGAAAACGATCTCGCCCGTGGTCTTAGAAGCCTTGGTCTGCGACAGATCGAGGCCATAGACGAGCTGCTGAATGGTCTTGCGAATGGGTTCCAGGACCGTGAGCTTCACGGTCTTAGGCGCCTTGGTGAGGTCGGTACGGACGGCCTCGGCGTAGCCGAGCGCCTCCACGTCCTCCGTGTTCGCGTCGGCGGAGAAAGTAACGCCGTCCGTCGTGATGAGGCCCAGTGGCAGGAAGTCTGCCGGGATCTCCTTGAGAGCGCCGCCCGCGTCGGTGATCGCCGTCGGGACCGCCGTCGTCATCGGGGCCAGGAAGGCCAGAGCATTCAGACCCTTCCTAACATTGGTGGACTTGTTGTGCTTTTTCTTGAGGGCTTCGATGGTGGTCATGCGAGCCTTCCCTTCATGTCAGTTGATGTCAATCTGAGATTGGCCTGTGCGTGACCGTTGCCGTCATATGGACGACCTCGACAGCCTCGTAATAAGGCTGCACGCCCAGGAGAGAGTCGATCTCTGCCTCATCTACCCAGCCGGACGCGCCGACGACCGGACGGACAGCGAGCGCCGCCTCGATCTTGTCCGCGAGCGCGGCGGCTCCGACTTCGGCGGGTGAGGCTGGTGTCTTTGCGTAGATGGATATGGAGATCGTGTCGTCTCGGTCGTAGTCCCCCGGCTGGGTTTGTACGAGCGAGACGTGTGCGAGCGGGAGCGGCCCGTCGGTGAAGCCAGGCTGCAGGACTCGCGCGGTCGGGATTCCGGTCGCCGCGGTGATTGCATCGCGGATGACCTTGACTGCGTCGATGTATGTCATTTGCGGCGCTTCCTCTTGCCCTTCGACCCGATTAGCCTGCCGAGCGTGTGTGCGCCTGGGATCGGGTTCCCGGCTCTGCTTCTGTGTCCGAATTCGACCGCGAGCGCGTGGCGCGCATCGTTGTAGACTCTGCCGACGTCGCGTACAGGCCCGCCTTGGTAGAGCGAGGCTTTGGCCGTTTCGGCTTTGTAGGAGTCTGCGAGGTGCCCGCCTTTGTCCGATGAGCCGCGAGGTGCGGCTGCGGCTGCGGCGGCTCTGAGCTGCTCAGCCTCTTTGAGGAGTGCTGGTGCGAGTGCTCCGCTGCGCAGGAAGACGTCGATCGCTTGCGTGTCGCGCTTGAAGCCGCTCACGTCGTCACCTCCGCTTGATCGTCACGGCCACGCCGCGCGGCCAGGGCGCAGGTTTCGATTCGACCTGCCATTTCCCGCCGAGCGGATGGGCATGCGGGACGACGACCGTGTCGCCGACCTCAAACCGCGCGTCCGGCGGGGCGTACAGCGTGGCCTGGTCGTCAGACTGTTCCGACGTCGGCGACTCCAGCAGCCCCGGGACCGTGAACACGCCGGGTGCGATGAGGCACCCGGGGATGAGCCGCGCCGCGCTGTCCTGCACGAGGTAGCCGTCCGCGTCGCGTCGCGTGCGGCCTTCTACCTGCACTGGGGTCCGCCACTTCTGCATCATCAGGAGTCCTCCCGTGATGCGAGGAGGTCGATCTCGAGTGCGCGGCCACGGCCTGCGCCGAAAGCCCGGCGCTCAGCCTTGGTCAGGTAGAGGTCGCCCGAGGGGTTCGCGAACGTGAGCTGCTGCGAGAACGGTCCGGTCGTCTCTGTCGCTGCTGAGATACCCGTGAGGCCTTCATCAGCGAACGGGGCCGTCATTGCTCGCTTTACGATCGCGCAGATGACCCGGATGCGAGTGCCCGAGCTGGTGGTCTGCCAGTTCGGGCACTCGTCCATCACGAGGCTTTGCGCGTCCTCGATGAGCATGCTCACGCGCGCTTTTTCAGCGTCGGTCAGCGGTCGCCAGCGGGCCTCCAGGTCTCCTGGTGTAGCCCACGGTTCCACGTCAGGCAGCTTCCTTGACGAGCGCGAAGCGGTCGGTGAAAACGTACCAGGCGTACACGGTTTCCAGGCGCAGAGCGACCTGGTTCTTGCGCTTGAGGTCGCCCTGGCCGTCAGGGTCGCCGAACTGGATCAGCTCGACGGGCAGCTGGCGCTGGATACCCCAGCGGACACCGTTCGTGAAGTCGCCGACGATCGCGCGGACCTTGGTGTCGGTCGCCTCGGGGGTCGCCGAGACCGTGTTGCCCTGAGCGACGGGAACGCCGAGGAACTCCGAGACGTTCGTGCCGAAGCCCAGCTGCGGGTAGCGCTGGTCAGAGGTGTCGCCCGCGCCGTCCTTGCGACGCAGCTCGGACAGTGCCCAGGAGAACTTCGGGTCGAACGCGGCGCCCGTGACCATCGCCGGGTTCAGGCCGTTCACGACCTGGCCGACAGCGGCACGGAAAGCTGCGTCCGCCTCAGCGGTCTTGCCCTTCATCTCGACGACCTTCGTCGACGCCGCAGCGTAGTTCGTCCAGGACGCGACCTTCGTGCCCGTCAGCGGGTTGATCGCGTGGTAGAGGCCCAGGTCGAGGGCGCGAGACAGAGCCTCAGCGCCGGCCTGTGCGAGCTCGTCGAGGACGCCGAGCTGGTAGTCCTCGTCGGCCCACATAACCTCCTGGTTAAAGCGCATGGTGACCTGCGCCTTGTGGGGCGCGACCGACACGGACGAGAACGAGCCCGTGGTCGATGCCTTGTCGGCGCCCTCCTCGACGAATTCCGCCTTCGGCAGGTTGTCGAAAACGATGATGTCCTGCTTGCCGAAGCGCATCGGCTTCTGCTGCGAGAGCAGAGCGACAGTCGACAGGGACTGAGACTTCTTGACCATGCCGTCCGCGATCTCGCGAGGCAGCAGCACGGACGTGTTGGTGGTGTTGAAAATAGCCACAGTTGGCTCCTTCCGAGAGATGAGAGATTATTTCGAGCCGAAAAGCTCCTGCGCGAAAGCGCGCCGAGCCGAATCAGCGTCGGAGACACTCGGGGTCGCCCCCTGCGTCGGAATCACAGGCACCGAAGGCCGCGCGTTCAACGCCTCCGCGAGCGCGGATGCGTGTGCGGCCAGTTCGTCCTTGGTCGAGCCTCGCAGCAGGTCGGCGGGGACTCCGGCTTCCTGTGCGACGTCGTTGCGGATCTTGTCGAGCGCGGCCTGCGCGTCGATCTGAGCGAGACGGGCCTCGGCGTCGGCGAGCTTGCTCGCTGCAGCCTTGAGGTCGTCGTAATCGGCGTACTTGTCACGCTCGCGCGCCAGGCGTGCGCCGATGACCTTGTCCAGATCCTCCTGCGTCGTAATCGGCGTGAAGGTGTGGCGCTCAGCGGGTGCGGCCTGGTTGTCGGCTGCTTCCGTTGCCGTCGCGTCGGCGGTGTCGGTGTCGGTGATGTGCATGGTGTCTCCTGTTTGTCCGTACTTGTGCGGCGCCCGTCGGCGCTCATGGTTCCGCGATTTGCCCCTCGCGTAGGGGAAACTCATCAGTTGCCGTCAGATGCTTCTTCTGTCGGCGTTTTGCGCCCGCCGGATCGCTTGCGTGAGTCCTCCTCGAACTCTCCGGCGTCGTACCGCTTCTTGATCTCCTCCGGGTCATAGCCCGCGATGCTTGCGGGCTTGCTGGCCCATGAGGGGACGACCTGGCAGTCGCAGTGCGCGTGGTATCGGTCGAACGCGCCAGCGGACTTTTCCGAGGCGTAGATCCACCCGCGAGACGCGAGCATCATGCAGAACGAGCAAGTCACCGCTCCGGTCGGGACACGGGCGAAGCGCACCTTCGCGGGATCCTTCGCCGCGGCGTCTGAGACCGTCTGCCGCGCCGAGTTTTTCACCCAGCTCTCCGTCGATTCAGACAGAGCCTCCAGCGAGGCCTCAGCATCCCCGGCGCGCGCCAGCGGGTTCAGCGCACTGCGGATCCTGGCATGCACTACCTCGATACGAGGCAACGGCGCAGGCTTCGGCGTGTAATCGCCGCGAGCGCCGGCAGCTCGTCGCAGGCGGTCGTACCACTCGACGGCGAGCTGCCCGCCGACGTTGCCGTATGCCTGCACGAGCTGGGGGAGGAAGTCCTCCAGCGCTTCGCGGCATGCGACGACGTCGGTCGTGTCGAGCGTTTTCCAGAAGCGCTCAAGGTCGCGCTTCGCGAGGCGTGCGCACTGCTTCTGGGCTTTGGCGAACCGCGTGATCTCTTTCCTTGTACGTGACACGCGGCTCGCCTCCTGCCCGCTACTTCGCTTCGAGCTTGTCTGCGTCTGCCTCTGGCATGCGCAGGGATACGGGGACAGCGCCGGTAAAGCGCAGGCCTTCGAGGCCGAGCCTCAGCGCTGCGTCTTGCGGCTCAATGCCTGCGCGGATCGCGACGCCGAGCGCGTCGAACTTTGCTTTCAGTGCGACTGGATCCTCAGTTCCCCCCCCCGCTTCCAGCGGCTGCTGTTCGGGAGCGGCGGGCGATTCGAGGGTGCCGGCGCCTGCGAGACGTTCGAGGAGTGACGCGGCCTTGCCTGGTGCGTTCTCCGCTCGGACCTGCTCGATCTCGGCCTGCGTGAAGCCTGCGCGGCGCAGGCCGACTGTCGTCGTCGCTACGTCGGGTAGCGCGGATGCGATCTTCGAGATCACGTCAGCGCTTGCCTGCGGGCTCACGTACCTTGTCGGCGTGTAATTAATTGCCATGTCCCACGATTCCTCGGGAGGTTCCGTGAGTCGGTCGCGGATCATGAGGACGTCCTGGAGGAGGCGTCGCAGCGCGGGCGTGAAGATCCGCCACTGGTAATCGGCCTCGTCGGAGAGCTGGTACTCAGCGGCCTGCATGGCCTCAGCCGACGCCGGGTTATCGCCGAAGATTCCGACGGTGCTCATCGGGAGGTTCGTCGCGGCGCAGAAGTTCTGCGCGAGCTGGCGATACATCGCTAGGTGCGGCTCCATCGACAGCTGCGTGAACTGGCCGACCGTCGGCGTCGAGCCTTCCTCGTTGACCGTGAGCGCAAGCAGACGGCCCGTGATCGCCGACCACCGCTCCATGCCCGTGAACGCATCCTCGGACGCTCCGAGGACGTACCGCTGCGGGCTGGAGAAGAATTCAGCGCCCGTCTCAGCGCGCATCAGCGTGCGCACCGCCGCGTCCGTCAGATACCGGACCTCGGTCGTGATCCGCGAGCGCCCGAACGGTCGTCCGAGCTGCGGGTCATAGACCAGCGGCTCAACGAGGACACGGCCCGTCGGGTTCTCCATGCGCTCAAGGTGCCAGGCCGCAGAGCCGGGCTGGCGCGAGAAATGAATGATGAACGCGCGCGTGTACATCGTCGCGCCCGTGATCGTGTTCTCGTACTGCTCCGTGCCCTCAGCGGTCGAGGCCTCCAGAGCGAGCGCGGCCTCCAGCGTGCGCGTTCGCTGATCCCACAGCGCCGTTGTCCACTTCGCATCGCGAGCCTGGATCATGACAGGCGGCTCACCGCGCGTCACGTCACCCGCAGCGACCGTCAGGAAAGCCACCGAGTGCTTGTACGCGCTCGTGATCGCCTGCGCGAGCTCCGTCTCGAATTCATTGCGCGCGAGCAGCCCGGCCAGGTCGTAGGTGTCGGTCAAACCGCCGACGGTATAGCCCTCGAAAACGTGCTTCCGCGCGAGGGCTTGCACGGCCTTCTGGGGCCAGCCAAGAGCGGCGCGCGTGCGCTGCATCTGCGGCGGGATCGAGATGCCGAGATCCTGGAAGGCGCGATGCCCCTCGTAGTACACATCGAGCAGCTCATTCTTCGTCTGCTTGGCCGTGATCCTGTCCTGCATGAGGCGCAGCTGGCTCTTCTCAGTGTCAGTCAGCCCCGGCAGCGCCGGAATCCTCGTCAGACTCATAGGACGATCGCCCTCCTTCCAGTTTTCCCTTTCGGCCTACGCCGCGTGGTCTTGGCCGCGTGCAACGCCGCTGATACCGCCTCTAGCGGCGTCTCGTCCCCGTCTGGGGTCGAGGCCGACCAGCCATACGCGCCGTCGCGGCGACGGATCTGCCGATCCACGACAGCCACCGAAGCGTTGAGCGCGTCCTCCGGCTCTCCCGCCGGGTGCGTCACCTGTCCAGCTCGCAGCCCCTCAAAGAGCAGCCCGCAGGCCTCGAAGTATTCACCCGTCGTCATGATGTGGACGAGCCGCTTCGGCACACCTCGCATGTCCAGCGCGTCCGACAAAGCCGCCGCGCCCGCGCCGCCGAGAAGATTGATCTGCGCCGTCCTGTCGACGCGCTCAGCAAGCCATTCCGCGAGCGCCGAAACGCCCGCAGCGGTTGAGCCCGTATAGGTGTCGATCGCGTTCACGTGGAAGCGCGCGGAAGCGCCCGTGCCTTCCTTCATCGCGCCCGCGAGCGCCATTCGCTTACCGTCGGCACTGAATGACACGCCGAACGAGCGGATGCCGTCCTCCGGCGCTTCCGCGACGGAGGCGTCCCACGTCGCGGAGTCGATCGCGCGCGAGGCACCCGCGTTCGCCGGCCACATGCCGAGGCGTTCACGCTTGAAGCCTTCTTCGTTGAGCGTGCGCCGCTCGTTTTCGACGAACGCAATTTTCATGCGTCCCGCCGTGATCGCGGGGTTCGTCGCGATCCACACGCCCTTGTCGTCGAGGTTGACAGGCCCATCCGGGTCCGCCGACCATTCATGCCAGCACATCGGGCCGGGATGCTCCGAGAGGCCCTGCGTGCGCTGGCGCGTGAACACAGCGCCCGAGGCGTTCGGCCCGGGCGGCGTGCCCGTGTAGAGGATCTGGGAATTACCGAGGTCGCCAGCCGAGCCCGTCGAGAGCATGGCCTCGATAGCGTCCTCAGTCAGCTCCTGTGCCTCGTCGAAAACGATCACGTCGGCTGTAAAGCCACGGCCTGATGACTTCGAGCGGGCGATGACTCGCAGCTCTGCGCCGTTCGAGAGCGTGATCGATTCCTGTCCGTTGACGTTACGGACGTTCGTCACGAGGCGGTTCAGTTCGGGGAAGTCTGCCGACTCGTCGTTCGCCTTATTCCCGAAGAAATGCTTGAAGCGCCTGTAATGCGCCTGGGCCGTTTTGACCTCGTGCGCGGAGTGAAGGATCTTCTCGCCGAGGAGCACCATGCCGAAAAGCTCGCGGATCTCTAGAAGCGCGTTCTTCCCGTTCTGGCGAGGTACCGACAGGCCGCAGGTCATGTGCTTCCACTCGTCCTTTGTGGACGCAGCGAGCCAGTCCTCGAGGACGAGATTCTGCCAGGGGTCAGGGGTCAGCCCAAAATTCGCGGCGAACTCGCCGGCGATGTCCCCGAAAGTCTTTGCGCGGCGCTTAGCGGCGACCCGCACCCGAGGCGTTTGACCGTCGCCGTGCGAGCTGGTCCTGGAAGTTGACAACGTTGTCTCCCTCCTCCTTCGACTCGACCACGACAGCCGGGCCGGCCAGCTCAGAAATCAACGCCCGCGCCTCACGAATCAAGGGCGCACGCTTGTCAAACTCCGCATACTCAATCGACTGCAACGTCGCAGCGAGCAGCTTGCTGCGATGCTCTCGCGCATCGAACGCCGGAACCTCCGGCGCCTTCTTCGCCGCGGCCTTCTTCGCCGGGCCCTTACGCCCGCGAGCGCTCGCCGCCTTCGCCTTCTTCTCAGCCAATTCCCACCCCTCACTCCCGGGCGAAACCGCCGAAAACGCCTACCTGCCAGCCCACATGCCCCATAAACGCACCAGGCGAGCCGCCCCTAAACGAACACCCCCGACCGCTCTTTTTTCGCGACACCCCCTGAAATAACGGGGGGGTATGGCGCTAAGCGTATCGGGGGGCTACTGGTAGGCGGGGGGAGGGGTAATCCCCCACGCCGGACGACTGGATCTGTCACCAGTCTACGTCTACGGAGGCCGCTCTGCGCGGTTTCACCTTTGGGCGCGTCCCGTCTCCGCGAGATTGATTGCACCTACGGCAAAGGACTCGACCATTTTCGAGCGTGTTCTTTCCGCCCCAACGGACCGGCAGGATGTGATCCGGCTCGGCGCTGTTCGGCTGCAGTCCGCGCGTGTAGTCCAGACGCACGCCGCAGTGTGGGCACTGCGCGATGCCGGCGTCGCGAGCTGCGATCAGCACTCGCTTGCGCCAGTGCTTGTACTGCGCGGTACCTGTTCGCGAGGTCGCCACGTTCGACCACCCCTCCCAGGTATGCGGAGACCCCCGCTCCATCGGGGCCGAGAAGAGCGGGGGTCAACGCATGTGCGCGGATGCCGTATAAGGCAGAAGCCCCATCGCTTACGCGCGGGGCCACGTTAGCACAATACACCGTGACACCCTCACGCGCAAGCGACACGCGCTACGAGCGAGTCAAGTGCTGGAGAGCAAGAGTTTCAATGTCCCCCACCCTGTACAGACGGATGCCCCCCTCCCTTGATGCCGGGGCCACCCTCCCTCGCTGCTGCCACTTCCTCACGGTCGAGTCCTTGACCTGCACACCTGCCAGGATCTCAGCGACGCGAGTCGCTCGAGTGCAAGGCAGCAGAGACTCCCGTGCCTTCGTGAGGAGTCGGTCCCAGGCGGCGGCGATCTGCTCGACCGAGTCGCACTCCTGGCAGGTCGTCGTCTCCTCATCGGGGTCGCGGACCAGCAGGTCTGCCCCGCAGGCACTGCACTCTCCGACGAACACTAGGCGCTGCCGACCGGGGGAGGCCAGACGCTCAAGGCGGGCCACCGAGTACAAGACCTCATCCGCGCATTGCGCCGCTTCCGACCACCTGCGCAGCTTGTCCTCATGAGTCTTGAATACGTCCGCAACGTTCCACCAGTTGCCTTGCTTCACCCAGTAGGCCGGTCCCATCACGTGCGAGAGGAGCAGCGTTGCCCACGTCAGGATCGAATCGCACATCTCATCGACCTCGATCATGAGTGCGAGGTTGAGCGGAGCCCTCGACGACGGGACACCCGCGCCGCCGACCTGCTCACCCGTGCGCACGCCGTGCGACGCAGCATAAGCGAGGTCGCTCATGAGGCCGGGCATCGATGCGGTCGCCACGCGGACGCGGGCTGCGCCGCCGCGAGACAGGAACTCTCCGTCGAGGAGAGGCTCACCCGTGACCGGGCAAACCCTGCGGTCGTCATGGTCAGTCATCGTATCCCTCCACCCATGAGGCGAGCTGATCGCGTACAGACTCGATGAGTCCGCGACTCGCGAGCATCGAGCCGCCTCCATCGTGCATAAAGACGGTTACTTCTTCTTTACCGGGGACCATGACCTCAGCACAGACCACCCAGGCCCCGGTCACCGCCTGATCTCCATGCCCTGCCTGCACTAGCGCTGAGAGGGCATCTTCTACTTTGCCCCTCAGCTCTTCTTCCTCACTGTTCATCTTCTTCTCCTTCTACGGTTCCGCTTGTTGGTTTGCTGCTGAGGTGTGCGCGGGTGCCCGGCCTGGCCCTTCCCGGCCTGGCCCGTGCCTGCCCTTCCCTGGCCTGCCCGTCCCGTCCCGTCCCTACCCGACCCGAGAGTATTCGCCTTGATACCCTTCAACGTCGGACCAGGGTTCGGACTTGAGTCCGGACTACGTCGAATACGCGGACCCTCGGACGCGCGTCGCTCAGACGCGCCGGGGTCACGCACAGCGGCCTCAGCGGGGCCGCTGGAGCCGCGCCCGGGGTCAACAGGCGCTCCGGACCCTCGGCCCGGGAGCGCGCCCCTCGCGGGCGGCTCTGAGGCGGGGTCAACGGGCGCGCCCGGATCCACGGACGGCGCGGCTTCATATCCGTACCTGGTGAGGAATTCTGCCGACCACACTCCGTAATAGGGCGTGGTCGGGACGGGACGCAGCGGCGAGGCCGCGTCGAACGCTTCCCGCGCGTGACCGCGCGAGGAGTTGCACTCGTGGCATGCGACCACGAGCCCCTCAGCCGGGGCGTCCCCCAGCGAGTCCGGGTCAACATGATCGAGCGTTCCGAGGTTGTAACCGGTCGGGCCGGTCCAGCGCACGATCTTCCCGCAATAGCGGCACTGGTCGCCGTCGCGGAAGATCACAGCAGCTTTCTTATTCGGGTCACGGTTCTCCCGCGACCGTGCGCGGCGGCGCATGACCTCCTCGCGCGGCTGGACGTGGATAAACTCCTCGTCCGTGAACAGGCGCAGTTTCTTCGCGCCGTCCACCTCAACCCACGTGAGCAGGTCGGCGGCGACCGCCGCATCGATGAGGTGCACAACCCGCGAGCGCTCGCCGTCGCGGAAAGCTGCTCCCCTCTCGATGATTCCGTCTGTTAGGTGCTTGGCCGAGTAGGTCGCGAGCGCCATGAGGAAGCCGAACATTTCGAGCAACGAAATGTCCTCGGCGCCCTCCACGTCGTACAAGCTCATGAGCTTCGGGTGGCTCAGCGCTTCATCCCCTACTCTGACCCAGGCCATTACTCGCCCTCCTTCACGTTATCTTTCTTGATCTCCGACTGCTCCCAGCCATCCTCCGGGAACAGATCCCGAGGCCGAAACTCCGGGAAGTTGCGCCGCATCCAGTCCCTCTCGGTTTTCCTCTGATACTCAGCCTCAAACCTGCGGAAGCACGGCCTACAGCGCGCGTGCCCTGCAGCGAGAACCTCACCGCAGTCCGGGCAGTACCGCTCCATCAGAACGGCGGCTCAGACCCGAACGCCGACCCGCCAGGCTCACCCCACGGGTCATGCTGCGGAGTCTCCTGCCCCCACCCAGCCGCACCGCCAGAGGCCGACGCGCTCGCGGACGGTGCGCTCGCGGCCTGTGCCTGAACACGGGTGACCTGTGCGCGTGCGCGGCGCAGGGAGGGGCCGACCTCGTCGACCTGCAACTCAACGACCGTGCGGCGCTCGCCCTGCTGGGTGTCATACGAGCGCTGGGTGAGGCGACCCTGAACGATGACGCGCATGCCCTTACGCAGCGACTCGGCGACGTTCTG